TCTCGAAATGACATCTGCAAAAGATGTTGCAGACCTATTACAGATCGCACATAAAATGGCAGAATCCAAAGCTAAGGTCTTAGAGAAGAAGGCACCTATTGCGCCCAAAAACGTACCAGGTACCGTAACAAATAATACCCTGACAGTTTTAGCAGCTGATGACAATAGTCAGTATGGTCGCTTAATGCAGGCCATTATCAAGGGTACTTAAAAGTACTGAGGAACGATATGAAAAAAACTTATGCTATTCGTACTAAGGCGCACAACTCTACTATTTGTGTTGGTGAAGAAGATACGATAATAGATAAATATACAGAGCTAACCAATAAATACGGGGAAAACAAATTGTATATTTATGATAACACTACCAATAAAAAAATTAATCTTGATGATATTGATACTGAAAAAGAAAAAGAAGAAGAAGAAGTAGAAGGGCTCAAAGACTTAACTGATATTGTGTTTCCTTGGAATAACGAATAAACAAGATCAATAATGTTAGAAGTAAGTAGACCAGATATTCCTGTAGACTACTATAAAATGCTACCAGCAGAAGATAGAATTATTAAACTGCCAGCAGAGAATTACTTAGATCTCTTAGGAATAGAACCCAACAGACCACAATATGCAATTTTAAATGCAATAAATAATCCAAATTACAGATTCATTACAGCTTGTGTCAGTCGAAGAGTAGGAAAGACCTATATAGCTAATATAATCTTACAATTGATAGCTTTCCAACCTGGCACAACTGTACTAATTATTGCACCGGACTATAATCTTAGCTCTATTAGCTGGGACCTACAACATGAACTACTAGATAAGTTCGACATTGAAAGGGTTCGAGATAATGCAAAAGATAGAATCATAGAACTTGTTAATGGTTCTATGATTCGTATAGCCTCGGTAGGAAGAATTGACTCCGCGGTTGGACGCTCATATGATTTAATCATATTCGATGAAGCTGCTATCGCTGATGATGCTGGTCCTAAATTTAATATCGCCCTGCGACCTACTCTAGATAAGATTACTTCGAAATGTTTATTTATTTCGACTCCTCGTGGAGATAATTGGTTTAAAGAGTTTTTTGATAATGGTTTTAAAAAAGAAGAAGAGTATCAGAACTGGATATCTATTCATGCCGATTATCATGAGGACCCTAGAGCATCAAAAGAAGATATAGAAAATGCGCAAGCTACTATGTCACATGCAGAGTTTGAGCAAGAATATCTTGCTAACTTTGTAACGTTCGAGGGACAGGTCTATGCGCTTGCATCAGAGTGTATCGGAGACTACTCCGACATTCGCTCAAAAGTTTTGCGAATGCGACACAAGCTCGATATTATAGCGGGTCTTGATGTTGGGTTCAGAGACGAAACTGCAATGTGTGTAATTGCGTGCGTTCCGCACCCAGATGACGAAGAGCGTTACCTATTCTATATATTAGGCGAATACTTTAGTAAAGAGAAAAGTACTGCAGTACACGCTAAACATATAGGTAAGTTAATGCAAGACTACGATCTAGACTTTATCTATATTGATAGTCAGGCGCAACAGACTAAGTTTGACTTAGCTTCTATATACGATATTGCATGTATTGATGCTAAGAAGTCTCGTGAGGACGGTATAGGTTATGTAGGTGCAATTACTGATAATAATCGCCTATTAGTTGATGAATCATGCATAGAATGTATCTATGCTCTTAGAAACTATAAATGGAAACAGAACACAGAACGTGAGACAACCGAACATGATAGAGCCTCTCATATGGCTGATGCTATTAGGTATGCTTTATATACTTATGCCGTAGGTTTCGGAGGTATAATCTAATCGCGCATTAGTCATGAAAAACATAATGCTAACAAAATATACTTCTTGACATTGTGAGGATCTTTTGCTATAATATTAAAATTGAAGTTTAAAATTGTTTAATTAAATAGTTTTGTAAAGATACATGAAGAATAGTAAGTTACGCAGATTTCCTATAAAATATATCAGGGATAAAGCAAAATCTGCTTATAAGAAAGATACAAAATGTTACGTATGTGGAGTAAGCGAATCGCTTGAGCTTCATCATGTGTACTCTATAAGCAAACTATTTATTCGTTGGTGTCGTGTAGCTGGAATAGTAATTGATTCTTTAGAAGATATACTACAGTGTAGAGAGAAATTTATTTCTGAACACCATAAAGAACTCTATGATGATGTAAGGACTCTGTGTAAAACTTGTCACTTACGTCTACATAAATTATTCAGTCAACACCCACCACTGCAGACTGCCCCAAAGCAACTTGTTTGGTTGGATAAATTAAAAGCTAAACTTAGTGAGAAATTGGACGATGGCAGAAGCAAACCAAAATATGTTTAAAGACGAAATGGAATGGCGAGTTACAGTAGAGCGCGACATTAGTGGACTACAAACCGCATTACAAGGCCTAGGTAGAGAGCTGGGTGATAAATTTAGTTTATTACAGAAATCTATTGAAAGTCTTAGACATGATAGTAAACCTCAGCCCACAAATTTTATTGGAGTAGGTTCTTTAGTTGTAGCTGTAGCAATAATGATGTTTGGATACGTAAATACACGTTTATCTCCATTAGAGCAACAGCAAGTAGATACTCAAGCCATTATGATAAAAATAGTTGAAGGTAATATAGAACAAGCTAGGGCAGATGGATTTCATGAAGGTAAACTCGAAGTAAAGGGAGAATGGTTAGTACATCTTCAACAGCAAGTAGATACTATAGAAAGTAGACAATTTTCACATATGTCTACTTCGGAGATACACGAATAAAAAAAGAAATGATTAAAGACATGGCAAAAATTGGTATAGACAAACTTAACGATCATAGAATCGGAGTAGGTACTGGTTTACTTTTTGTTGCTGGTCTTATGTGGTTATCTTACGAAGCAGGGACTCGTGGTTGGGAAGCTGCTAATGTGCACTTTGTAGATCATGCAGAAGCAGCAGAATACGTAACCTGGACTCAAATGGAAGTTCGGGATAAAAATAAGAATATAAGAATACTGAAAGGTCAGATTCGGGATGATAAGATTAAAATCGTAGAAACCGAAGCTAGGACTGATATTGAAGCCGAGAGTAAGGTTAAAATTATTACTCAAATTAAGGTTGGTATTCTTGAAAAAGAGCGTAATATTGAACTTGAAAAAGAAGCAATAGATTGTATTAAGGCGGGTGACAAAACCTGCGATTTTTAGGAACAATAGATGAAATTAAGAGACCGATGGAGACTCTGGCGTAAGCACAGAGGTTCAGAAGGTATCTATGAAGATGAAGGTACTAATGTTCCATCGTCTTATAACAGATTCAATTATGAGACTGCTTATAATACGATTGAGGTGGTAAACCGAGGAACTAACCTAGTTGTAGATTCTGCAGCAGAAGTAAACACATCTATCACAGGTAGACTTAAAGGACCTCCGAGATTTACGGACAGAAGTGGAGCTCCCGTCTATGTTAGACAAAAGCTTTTAGATACAATACTAAATTATCGTCCTAACGACTTTGAAAACATTGATGAATTTAGACGTCAATTAGTATTGGATCTAGTGTTAACAGGAAACTGTTATCAGTATTTCGATGGTATGAATCTCTGGCATTTACCATCTAAATTAGTTGAAGTATTAACTGGTAAAAATGAAAAAGTAACCGGATATAAGTATAACGGTGACACAACATTTACTACTAGTGAAATTATTCATACTAAGGATAATAGCGCAAAAAGCGTTATTACTGGAGAAAGCCGACTACGTTCGGCGTTCGCTTCTATTCAATTACTAGATAAGATGCGTGGCTTTCAATCTACGTTCTTCGACAACGGTGCAGTAGGCGGTTTATTACTTACGACTGACAACGTTCTTGGAGTTCGAATGAAAGAACGTATGATCCAGGAATTTATTAGAAGATATAGTGTAGTTAAGAAGGGTCGTCGCCCAATGATTCTCGACGCTGGTTTGACTCCTCACATGTTGACGAACCAGTCATTTAGAGAATTGGACTTCGAGTCATCTACAGAAAGTCACGAAAAGAAAATTTTAAAGGCCCTTGGTGTGCCTCCTTTACTGTTGGACAGTGGGAACAATGCTAATATAGCACCCAACTTAAAACTGTTCTACGAAAACACCGTATTACCTATCTCTAGCAAAATTATTGCTTCGTATGAAGCGTTTTTTGCATATGATTTAGAACCGGACGTCTTCAAAGTTCGTGCTTTGCGTCCGGAATTGCAACAGGCGGGTCAGTTCTTTGGTGGAATGGTAAACAATGGTATTATGACTATTAATGAAGCTAGGCTAGAATTACGTTTACCGCCATCTACTGAGGAACACGCTGATAAGCTGCGTATTCCGCAGAATATTGCAGGCAGTGCTGAGAACCCAACTGAGGGAGGTAGGCCGCCAGAAGATGAAGATAGCCCAGAGGAGGGTGATGATGCCGAACAAAATGCTTAAGATTGTTGCCCCATTTCAAGTAAAAGAAGAGGAAGATGACAATAGTATTTCCATTAGTGGATATGCTAGTACCAGCGGAAAGGACCGCCATGGTGATGTTATTTTGCCCGAGGCCTGGAAGGGAGGTCTAAAAGACTATAAAAACAATCCAATCGTCTTAGCTTTTCACGATCATGCTCAACCAATAGGTAAAGCAACAGAAATTGTTATTGACGATAAAGGGTTAGCCGTTACAGCTACTATAACAAAAGCAGCAGGTAACGTTTTTAACTTAATTAAAGAAGGAATTCTTTCAACTTTTAGTGTTGGGTTTGTCCCAAAAGACGCTGAGTACGATAAAGCAACAGATATTTTCGTAATCAAAGAAGCAGAGTTGTATGAGGTTAGCGTTGTAGCTGTGCCTGCGAATGCAGAAGCTGGATTCAGCGTAGCTAAAAGTTTTAAAGATAAAGAAGATTTCGAAACTTTCAAAAAAGAATTCGAAGTTGAAACACAAATTAGTGAGGAGATTTTAATGCCTGAGAAAGAAAAGTCTGCAGAGCATAATACGCCTGACATTGATCTGAAGGCCCTAGCAGAACAGATTTCTGCAAAAGTGAAGTCTGACTTAGAAACCGATGCGAAAGCAAAGGAAGAAGAAGAGACTGCACGTAAGGCTGAGGAAGCACGCATCGAAGTTACGGCTACTACAGCCGCAGAGCGTTTGCTTAAAGAAGTAAACGAGCGTATTTCTGAGAAAGATGAGTCAGTAGCTAAAGTTCTTCAGGACCTTAGTTCCGCTCTAGAAGAGAAGAGTGCTGAGATTGAAGAGCTACGTCGTGCCCGTGACGGCAAAATGACTTTTGCAGATGGTAATGGTAACCGTCAAGAAGCTATTAGCGAAGATGAGAAGGACAACGCTGTTCTTCTAGCTAAGTGTCTTCGAGTAGGCGTTACTGAAACCAAATATTTTAAAGATTTGAAAGAGAAGTCACAACAAGAACATTTTGATACGGATGCTCAATCCGGACAGTGGGAAGCTACTTGGAATACGCGTGTAGAAAATGCTATGCGTGAACTATTGGTTGTAGAGCCAGTATTCCAGTCTTTTGCTATGCCTACTCCTACCTACCATTTCCCTGTAAATCCTGAAGCGGGTAACGCTTATTGGATTGCGCAGGCGGATTGGCGAAGTGCAGATTCTACTGGTGATGCTGAAGATCACTCAATCAGTGATCACTCAATCAGCTCATTCAAGCTGGCAGCTAAGGAATATGTAGGTTACGAAGAAGATGAAGATTCAATTGTTCCACTTCTACCTATTATTCGTGACGCTGTGGCACGTCGTATGGCTCGCGAGTCTGATCGTGCTATTCTGCTTGGAGAAGGTTCGGCTTCTACGGACCAGACAAGTTCACCTATCCTGGGTCTTCAGGGACTTGGTGATAATACTACAAACGTTGACTTACCCGGCGGTAGTGATACGGTTCCCGAGGAGGACGACATTCTCGACGCCCGCAGAAATCTTGGTCTTTATGGAATTAACCCATCAGAATTAGTACTATTCGTTTCACACGATCTGTACTACTCAATGATGAAAATTCCTGAGTTTAAGACTGTTGATACAGCACCTGATAACATCGCTACGTTATTCCAGGGACAGATAGGATCAATTTGGGGTATTCCTGTTATCGTTTCGCAGCAGTTCGCT